GTTTAATCTTTGATTAAATTATATATTTTATATTTAACATCCCAAATAAGTTTATTATGTTAAATATCGTTTTTAATATATTATTCTTAGTTTGGAACAATCTCATGTATTTATTTATTTATTTTATTATTTTAGTTAGATACATTAATCATTTATTTAGAATTATTAGACTATGTTGATTTCGTTTATATATTGTTTTATTAATTACCATTATTCGCTTATTATTATGGTTAGGGAATGTAAAACTCGTTTAAAATTCGTCGTAAGACAGGCATTGCAATCTCATTACTCGTTCGGACATTAGTTTCCACTACTGGTGATGGGTTGCGATTATTCACAATGAGTTGCTACAAAAAAATAGATTTACTTAATAAAAATGAAAAGAAAGCTGTTAAAGATCACAATAGCAAACAAATTAAAGACGCGTGTAGAAACGCTCGATCGGAAGTGAATACACTAGGCATTAAAAAGAATGAAGAATGGACGTACGATTATGTGAACAAAGCAAAGGCAGAAGCTCGTGAAATAGAAAATAGGAATACTGTTCCTACTGTTTTGCCGGTTTCTACTGAGTTCGCTAAGAGTGCTGAAGTTAAAAGAAATGCCCGAATGCAATTTACTATTCGACAAAAAACAATATTGCCACCCGGAGTTAAGCATCGACATGAAATATCCCCAGTTTTGGACATGTTGACAACGCCCGAGATGTCGGCCATTGAAAGATTGGAAACTTATTCTGCTAAACACAAATGCTCGCACAATAGGTCATTCAATCAATACAAGATCGATAATAACCGTTGGTTCGTTCCTAAATGCGATCATCAATACGAATCAATTGGCAACGTCCTTAATGAAAAATGTAAACGTTGTTCCGCTAAACAACTTAGAGTCATTCATAGAGTATGCGGATGTCAAGGAGTTTATTGTGAGAGGTGTAGATTTGCCTTTTACGTTAATGAATATTCTGGCACTGTTTTACCACTTGGTTGTTCTTGTCATCTGGAATTGTGCAAATTACAAAAAGAAGCTGAGTACAAGATTTCTATCTTTAAAGATGGTTGTTTTGATCATACTCTTCTTGAAAATAATATTGCTGAATTTCTTAATCGAACTACCAAAGTTAATGCTCGAGCTATGGGCACCTTTGCAAATAGAGTCAAGAAAGAAAGTATTAAGGATTTTCTAAGTCGAGAAGAAAAAACAGAAGAACCTCAAGTTGTTCCAGTTAATGAATATCCCACTTTGGAACATGATTTGAATGGAAAATTGACAGAAACACCCAAACCGAAGAGAGGTAATTTCAAGAAAGCCAATAAAGTTACATTGAAAGAGTTTCTTAAAGAAGAAGAAGTCGTCGAAGTACAACAAGAAGGTGGACAGATATCATCCCTTGCTACTAATGCAAAAAATGGAGTTTCTTCAGCTTTGAACCCAATAATTGATGCTCTTAAGAGTATTAGAACATCTATTGTCAATTGGCTTAATTCCATAACTCCACAATGCGTTAAAGATTGCGTTTCATCTGTGCGATTTTTTACCATGTTAGTTCGAGTTTTGGGTTCTGTTTTGAATGCCCTTTTGAGCAAATCTCCACTTGATTTGGTTATGTGGGGAGCTTGTTTGGCGGGATCAAAGACACAAAAATGTCTCGCTATTTCTACTCTTATTATTGAAGCTATGAATGAATTCTTTGATGAAGAAACTTGGTACGGAAAAGTACTTGAGACACTTTGTCAATCAGTGGATGAGTCGATGAGAGCTTGGAAAGTTACACCACGCAATGCCATACAAGAAGCTAAATTGGTTGTTGAAAGTGCTATTGCTGTCTATCTTGACCAATCACTCAATTTGCCAAACGAATTTGAGGAATTTTTGCAAATTTTGGTTAATCACACTATCCCAGCTTGCAAAAATCAAGCAGCAATTTTGATAGATTACACTAAACACAACCCCAAAATGTACTTGGAAGATCAATACAGAATGCAAAAGAATCAAGTCAAAAACGAAGGATTGCAAGATATGCTATCATCAGTTATATTATTGCTTCCTCGCGAATTTCATTACGGAATGTTTAAGACTCTTGCTATGTTCTGCAAAGACATACTCCCAATGATCTACGTCGTCAAGAATGCTTTTGACTTTACTAAGAAGATTAAGTCATGGTTACTCAAGATTTTTGGTTTTCATACTGAAAATACAAGAGAATGGATCGAATTGGAGATGCAAGATAAAGAAAGTCCCTTGAGACTTGCCGCTACAGCTGCTTTTGACTACAAACTCATGGCTAATGCTGATCACCCAGAAGCATATAAACAGCTAATTGTTGCGAAAGAAGCTAGAGCCAATCTGGCCTTGTATTTAAAGGAGGAGAATAGATTCGATCCGCACACTATGAGATTTACATCAGAGGTAGATAAAATGATAGCATCAACTAGTTTACCCCCTCAGTCAAGAAAACATGAACCGTTTTGTGTCAGGATATACGGCGAACCAGGTACTGGAAAATCAACATATGTACCCGTTTTGTTCGGCCCCATATTAGGAGTTAAAAATAAAGATGAGTTTTATCAGAAAACTTTTTCTAGGAATATGGGAGAATATTGGGATGGTGTTGGAACCAGACAATGTATTTTGTATGATGATTTTGGTCAAAATAGAACTGAACCAACTGATCTCATGGAACTTATTTTGCTTGTTTCTGCTGCTCCTTTTATGGCAAATTTCGCTAATATCACTGGAACAACTCCAAAAGGAATGTCTATAGACCCAAAAATCGTAGTAGCTTGTTCGAACACCAGCTCGGATTATACTTCATCGCTTTCAGATAATGGAGCCGTTCAACGAAGGTTTCATTTGACATTGAAGTGTAAAAAAGAAATGGGTTTGTCATACTTTTGTGTTGCAGGAGGAAGCTTGACATCTGTTTCTGAAAATTTGCTACCTTTGACGGAATGGATGACGCCACAAGACATGCAATTGTACTTGTACAATGCTTTTCAAGTTTTCACCCTAAGTAGAGGTGAAGGAACTAAGAAATTGGACACTGTCATGACGAGAACTGAATGTGTAGAACCACTTCTTAAATACGACGCTGATGGTAAAGCCACGGCTGTTGTAGCTAAAGACATTTCAGTGTTCAACACTTATTTCGCATCTGTCGCGAAAAATCTTAGACCCGTTCCAAATCCCAATGATTTGTTTGAACCAAGAGTCAGCGACTTGAAACAGAGGCAACAACGATTGGCGGCAACTCTAGATCTTGATGAAGTTACTCAAAATTCAGGATTTAGCGATTTCCTTGATATTTGGGGATCCACCGCCTTGTGTCATTACACAGCTTTTCTTTACGGATTGTGTTTCGCTTCAGCTTTTAGATTGGCTTTTTCGGATCCTAAAGGTATCAGACAATTTATTCATGCAATGTCCTGTTATTTGGTTCCAGCCATCACGAGCGGTGTTGCGGCCTTTTACTTGTGGAAGTCAATTACTAGAGTGGAACCTGAATCTTCAACAGCCAAAGGCAAAGCTGCCCCAAAAGCAGTTTCAGCAGAGTCAGGTTCCGCAGCTGTTATGGATGTGCAGGCGGTTTTGGAAAAAGCTACCTGCAGATTGAGAGCAGCTGACGGTTCTATGGTCGTGAATGCAATTTTAGTAGGAGGAACATCTTTCCTAACAGTAGAACATGCTTTTATACCTCCAGTTAAGGATGAAGTTAAAGAAGGCTTGTATGTTCCAGAAGGAACAGACTTTCTTCTGTACATTAATAATGTTGCTGAGCCACTAAATTTCAAATTTGAAAGAAGCAGAATGAAGCCTATTACAAAGAAAATCGAGGGCAATTTTTCTGAGGTTGATGCGGTTATTTACACATTGCCCAATTCGGCGATACCGTATCGAAAGAAAATAGCCACTAGATTTTGGCAAGGTGAAATACTTCTTAAGGACAAAAAATCTTACGTTCTTGATTTTCAAAATGCAACTAGGACTCAATTGTGGAAGGAAAGCACTTTGACAGCAGAGCAGTCAGTGTATTATGTTCAAAACGGAAAGAAATGGATTCAACATCTTGTTCATGGAACCCATGCCAGTGGACCTGGTTCTTGTGGTTCCCCTGTAATGTTGGCTACTGGTGAGACCAACGCTGCAATCGTAGGAATACATATAGCTAAACATCCTCAAGGAACACCAATGATACTTACTATAACTAGAGAAATGATTGAAAGATCAATGCCTGGTTATGAGGCGTTGGACCCTCCTAATATTGACACTAGGCACACAATCGCTGAAGTAACACAGGAGGCTTCTCTTTTGGATGATACTACTTTGCTACATCTAGGAAGAACGAAAAGAAGAATGTTTACAGCTACTAACACAACGCTAAGACCTTCTTTGTTGGCAGGTGTTATTCAACCTCCTCAAACAGAACCTTCCGTTTTGTCTAACAGAGATCCTCGAATACCAGAGGAAATTCGTGAGAAAGTTGATTTGCATAGAGACGGCATTCTTAAGATGAAACAACCTATCCAGCTTACGTACGAAGATCTTATTCCTGTTAAAGGTGATATGATTGAATGGTATATGGTTAAGTTCTCTGAGAAGAAAATGACTATACAGAGCCCCTTGTCTATGCGAGAAGTTTTGAATGGAAATGAAGTTCTTAAAACAGTAGACCTTACAACATCTTGCGGATACCCCTTTACGTTCGAAGGCAAAGAGAAGAGCGATGTTCTTTTGAGAGATCAGAATATGATGATTGTTGGAACTTTCGAGTTCTATAAGCAACTGTATCGTGATTTGTTGGAGATTAAAGAAGGCAGAGTACCTCAATGGTTTGTTACTGGAAATTTGAAAGACGAAAGAAGACCAATCGAAAAAGTTAGAGTCAAACCGAAGAC